TCATAATCCTAAATATACCGATACCCCATTGGATCCACATGGCCCATCATGCGGACTACGTTCAGTTCTATTCTGTTTCCAACGCCCAATTAATCCCAGCATAACTCCTGTATTCAATAGACATGTTTTAGAATTAAGTAAAAGGTATTGGTGGTTACATAGGTATTATGTTCCTATTATATTAGCCAATGCCGCACTATTATGGATGATTGATTATAAAATATTTTTATTTTGTTGGTTAATCCCTGTGTCACTAGCAATTTGGGGTATTGGATTTGCAGTATTAAGACAGCATTGGCCAATGAAGGCCAATAACTGTTCAACACATCTAATTGAACCTTGGTATGAAGGACTGCATTTAAATCATCACAATTGGCCAATGGCGCCAAATACAGCGATATATACTAATGAAATAGATTACACATATCATTTTAGTAAAATATTTTTTCCTAAATTTAATACAAAAGGGCAACCGTGAATAAATTTATCAAATGGCTAAGTCAACCTAATTATTTTTGGATGACTCTAATGCAGGTTATGTTGCCTGTATATCTATATCTAGCTGTTACCAGCGGTGCAGATTGGCTATGGTGGTTAGGTAGTTTTATCTTTTACTTCTTATATCTGGCTATTGGTAATAATATCGGTATGCACCGTTATTACTGTCACCATTACTTTACTATGAACAAGCCCACAGAATGGTTTGTTGCTTGGTGTGCTATGATGGGCGGCATGGGCAGTCCAATATGCTATGCTAGCATCCATCAAGTGCATCACAGAATACACGATAGTGATCAGGATCCGCATGGTCCAAATCGCGGCTGGCGTAGTGTGTTATACTGTTTCCACAGACAAATAGATCAAAAAGAAATTAAATTTAACAGAAACATGGCAGAATTGACAAAACGTTACGGATTTGTACATCAATTCTATTGGCCATTTGTATTTGCTAACGCGGCTATATTTTATCTAATCAGTTGGAAAGCATTGCTATTCTTATGGTTAATTCCTTGCAGTCTAACCTTATGGGCAGTAGCATTAGTACTGTTGATGCAACATGATGATCTAGGTCCTAATAACAGTAGAAGTTATATGTGGTTTGGCTTTGGTGAAACATGGCATAAAAACCATCACGAAGACCAAAGTCTAGCAGATCATAGTCTAGGTCAAGGCATTGACTGGACTTATCAATTATCACGATTAATTTCAAATGACACCAATACAAATAAAAAAGATTAATCTAGATCTAGATCGACTTAAACGTGATGCTAGACGTATTAACAATAAGATTACCAAAGCCTATAGCGATCTTACTGTACCCGACAACAAATACTATCAGAACGAGTTAGCTAAACAGTTAGAAGGTGTGCCTATGAGTAGCAAGTATCACGACTACTACAATGCACTAACCTTTCCCTATCAAGAAATACATCAACTATATCGAGAAGCCTGTACTTTCTTTAAAGAAGTTAATCAATATGATCAACCTTACTGTGTACACGCTTGGTTAAACTATTTAGAAAAAGGTGACAGTATCCCCTGGCACAACCATTGGGGTGCGCTAAGTGGCCTACACGAAACTTATGTTTGTAGCTATTATATAAACGCAGAGCCCAGCACAACTATCTATAAATTCCCCGATGCTACCTATGACATGCCCTGCGAAAATAATACTATTACCTTGTACGAAGATATAGGTGATGTACATATGGTAGAACCCTGGACTGGTGATGAACCTAGGATTAGTATCAGCATGGACTTTGTACCATTAAAATATGTACATGCTACACCGTTTGTATTGAATACGTGGATGCCTGTAGTATAAATATATTATAGGAGATTTCAATGAAAAAGTTAGTATTAGTATTATCAATTTTAGTATCATCAACGGCATGGGCAGGTATCAATCAAGAGTGCCCTGCATTAACAGCCGCAGGTAGTGCAACCTACGCAGCCAAGCCGGGCGATCAAGAAATTTGTCACAAGAATTATGCTATTATACATAGCTGTGCTGTTAAAGCACCTATTGCAGTATTCGAACGATTATCATCAGAAGATATGACTGGTCCTGCTAAACGTAAAGATGACTTCCGCCCAGACCCAAAAGTTACACCGGCATGTTCAGCAACACTTGCTGACTATGCTACAGTAGGTCGTACACATGACCGTGGTCATATGAGCCCAGCAGGTAATAACACACAAGATCCAGCAATCATGAGTGAGAGTTTTTACCTAAGCAATATGCAACCGCAAATAGCCAACAACAACCGTGGCATTTGGAAACAGTTAGAAACATTTGAACGTGAGTGGGCAAAGCAACCAGGTACAGACTACTACATTATTTCGGGTGGTATCTTTGATGCTGGCCATCAAAAGACGGGTAATGGTTTAGGTATTCCTACACGCTTATACAAGATTATCATTGAAAAGAACAGTAAGAAAGTTAAGGCTTATTTAATGCCCAACGGTCCACTGCCTGTAGCAGACTTACCTAAGTACGAAACTACTGTGGCTGCTGTAGAACAAGCATCAGGACTAAAGTTTGCATTGCCTAAGTAACTAATCCAAACAAACCAAACCGCTCATAAGGGCGGTTTTTTATTGACTGTTAAACTATTATAAACTATAATAACTTATTCAAATAAATACTTAATAGAATATAAAGGTCTCGTATGAAAATAACCGAAGGTGGAAATGTATTTAAACTAGCTGATGGTAGCGAAGCAACACAGCGTATTGCTCGTGCCGATGTTATTCCAACAGTACAATGGTTAGAACAACTTACTGGACTTAATCTAGTAGATAATATGCTAGGGTCAACTGGCTACAAAGAAACTTCGGGCGACTTAGATCTAGCAGTTGATGCTAGCAAAATCAGCAAAGAAGTACTTGTACAGCAACTATTAAAGAAAGGCATCGAGCCAACTGACATTAAAAAGACAGGCGATAGCGTACATTTTAAAACTCCTATCAATGGTGAAGCAAAGAATGGCTATGTACAAACTGACTTTATGTTTGGTGATCCAAACTTCCAACGTTTTAGTATGACAGGTAGCCCAGAAGGTAGCCCATTTAAAGGTATGCATCGTCATGTATTACTTGCTAGTATTGCCAAAGCACAGGGCATGAAATGGTCATACAAGAATGGCCTAATGGATCGTGCTACGAACGAAGTTATTTCAAAAGATCCAAGTGAAATTGCACACAAATTATTTAATGGCAGTGCCGCTGATCTAGCATCAGTCGAAACTATCGTTGCCAAGATTAAAAATCTACCTAACTACAATGCCTTAGTAGCAGATGCACGTGAAACATTAGGTAAAGAAAATGTACAACTACCAGAATCACAGCAGGCAATAGTAGGCGAAGGTTCCGCGGTGTGGTTTAAGAACTGGAAGTCAGTACTGTGAGAGCTAAAGAGTTTATCTTAGAAGGCGGTTGGGCAAGTACCTTAACACAAGGTACACATATTACACCTGCACTGGTTGATGTTGTTGTACAATCATTACCTGCGTTCGAACAAGCATTAAATGCTTTCTTAAAAACTAAAGACCTAGCACCAGTTAAGATAGGTACACCAGTTGGTAGTACAACCTACTACAAACGCGACCTTGCACAAAATCCAACTCGTGAATACGGTGACATTGATGTTAACTTCTTTGTGCCACGCTTGCCTGATATGTCAGACAATGCCAACGAACAAACATACAGTTCAGCTATTAAAGAGTTTTGCGACAGTAACCCTAATTACTCAACTAACAACGGCACAAATGTTATAATTAAAGTAGGCGAGCAATATGTACAAGTTGACTTTGTTACAGCATACTATGAGAACGAACAGTGGAGTCGTGCCTTAGGACCAGAGTACAATGTTAAAGGTGTACTAAGTGCAAGTTTATATTCATCATTGGCAGAAGCATTAAATCTTAGCTTTGGTGGACGTGGAGTACAGGTTAAATTACAAAATGGTGTGCCAGTTAGTTTTAGACAAACTAAAGATACAGAGCTTAAAACCATAACAAATAATCCCGACACATGGGCAGTTGATATTGCTACATTCCTTGGTGCTAAAACTATCAGCGCACGTTTAGCCAAGTATCCAGGCATGGGCGACGAAATAAAAACTTCAAATACTATTAACAGTATTGTTGGCATTGCTGAAAGTTTGGGCCGTCCTGAGTTAATAGAACAAGTGAAAGCAATTTACATAAGTAAAATAAGCAAGGCAGTTAATAGCAGTAAGTTTGATAAAGCTGTGACACCGGAAGCTAAGAAAAAAGCTGAAGATACCAAAGCATTATTAACAAGAGAAGCACAACGTATATTAGGACAGTTCGATGCGATTTAAAGAATTTTTAAGAGAGTACAGCAGAGAGAAAACAGTCAATGTCTTTGGCAACAAACTTGTTGCGGCATTGGGCAAGGATAAGAGTCACACTCTTTCTGGTACACAATTAGGCACAGACCGTGCGTTCATTGATCAAAAGATCAAGATTAATGATGCGATTACAGCAGAACAACGTCAAATAATCATTGACCATATCATGGTTGTAATTGAAAATTCCGACCCTACTCCTAATAAAGAGTATGTACAATGGTTGACTAAAGTATATGCTAACCAAGGCATCAAATTAGAAGATATAATAAGCCGTGGTAACAGTGCGCTTAAAATGTATCACGAATTTAAAGTTAAAAAAATCTTACCTGCAGAGTATCGTGACATTGGTCGCATTGACTTTGCTGGACTAGAAGATATTGCACAAAATCTCGATCTGCGTAACGCCTTAGCGGCCAAAGAAGAACAGGATGCTGCTAAAACTATGAGCAAGGGCGATGCCTACACTGCGTTCGAAAATGAAGCTGTGCGCATTATTGTGCCGCATGACGAAGATGCAGCCTGTTACTATGGTCAAGGCACTAGATGGTGTACAGCCGCACGTGAAAACAATAGATTCGAGCAGTATGCCCGCGATGGACAAATGTATATCCTACTGCCTAAACGGCCTGACTACGAAGGTGAAAAATATCAACTACACTTCCCTAGTGGTCAGTTTATGGACGAAGGCGACAACAGTGTAGACAGTATTGTAGATTTACTAACAGTGCGCTTTGGCAATTTAGTACCGTTTTTCCAGGAAGAAATGCCAGAAGGCTATTTGAATGATTGGATAGTCTTTGCTTCCGACGAAGTACTAAAACCGTTAATAGAAAAAATTAAAACAGCCGTAAACGATCATGTTAGTGAAATAGTCAATGATTGGGTAGTTGGGGACGACTACTGGTGGGATTACCTACGTGAAAAAGGATATGTATATCCAGAAGGCCACGAGGAAGAAGGCGAAATTGACTTTGATGCTGCAGCAGATGCTGGCGAAAGTTACACCAGTTGGAATTACGAAGCAAATGATTTTATTGTCTCTATCAATAATGCTGTGGATTTACAGCCATGGGATGTGCGTGCGCTAGCCGAAGAAACAGGTCGTGAGTGGGGTGCCGATACACAAGAAATATCAGATCTCGATCAAATCTTTATCTACAGCCTAGAACAAAATATCCGCGGCAGAGATAGTGACGGTGGTGTAGCAGAATGGATTAAAGATCACATCTACGTTAAACGTGCAGGTGGTAATGGAGCATGGGACGTTAGTTTACTGTACACAGATAAAGAAGGCAAGCGTATAGAATACGCAATACACTAATATGCTGATAAACGAAGTTACTAACACTAATAAATTTCGAGTAAGTAGCCAAAGTAACTTTGCTCGTGGATTCACTGTGGAATTATTTGTCGGAAATGTCAAAGTAGGCGCATACAAATATAGTGTTGACGAAGAAGGTGATGCATTTCACGACGTGAGTATTTCCCCAGAATTTCAAAGAAAAGGGTACGGCACTATGTTAGTGCTAAAAGCAATTCAAACTGCACACGACAACGAGCTAGGGTATGGCTATGATAGTCTAGGACAAACTAAAGACTTTGACGCACTACAACAGTCATTAGCAGCCAATGGATTGGTACAGAATTCTGCCTTAACAGACAAAGGCGAAGATGCGTTATTTGATTTTACAAACGGTTAGGATAAACAATGAGAGCTAGAGATTTTACCAAGAACAACGTTGCTTATAACAGTCAGCTGAATCCAGCGGCCTGGGACAATAACACACTCGTCGAAGAAGTGCGTGATCGTCTATTAGAAATAGCCGAACGATTTGTTAGCTACTTAGAGATTCCTAATTTTAAAGTAGAAGATGTTGTACTTACAGGTAGTATGGCCAACTATAACTGGACTAAGTTCAGTGACTTTGATGTACACGTGGTTACTAACTACAGTGACCTACAGTGCGATGATATTGCCGAAGCGTTCTATCGTGCCAAGAAACAAATTTGGAATGATGGACACGACATTACCATCTACGGTTATGATGTAGAATTGTATGTAGAAGATGTTGCGCAACCTCCAGTTAGCGAAGGTGTGTATAGTTTGTTAAACAATAAGTGGCTTAAAACTCCTGACTTTAAAGTACCATCAATTGATCGTGCTAGTGTTAATGCCAAAGTATTAGATCTACGTAGCCAAATTGATCATGCTATTGTAGCCGCTGATGATCCAGAAGATATTAAACGCATATCAGAAAAGATTCGTAAAATGCGCCGTGCAGGTTTAGATGCAGGCGGTGAATTCAGCACAGAAAATCTAGCATTTAAAATCCTACGTAATATGAAGTACATGGACAAATTAAGTAAAGCATACCGTCAACAACAAGACGATGATTTGAGTTTAAAATAATGAGAGCTAAAGAATTTATCTTAGAAAATGTTAGCGCCGGCAAGGTCTTAGACTATGTCAACAGCATACATCCAGCATCACAAAAAGACAGTAACCTAGATCAAATAATATTAGCCAATACAGAATATGTACTAAAAACTGTAGCAGTAGATCAATTACAAATTGACGCAGACGATGATCCGTATGGTCGTGTAGTACACGTCGATGTAGACTATGCTGATGAAATCTTACCAGACGATATCAAACGTAAACCTATTGTCATAGACAGACAAGGGCATATCTTAGATGGTAACCATCGTGCATGGCAGGCAAGAGAATTAGGAATAACGCACATACCAGCGTATGTGCCTGTTAAAGAATTAACTGAATCACTAGATCCAGAAGTTGAAGAATTTTTAAATAATCTAACACCGGAAGATGTTGGTGTAGACGAAGTAGGCGATTACCGTGTACACTTTGAAGGCTTTACTGATGACTGCCAATCCAGCAGAGATTACTGTCGTAATCCAAAAAAAGTGTTTCAAGAAGTATTTGCTGATTTTATCCGCCGTGAGGGTGGACAACAACCTGTAGCGTCAGGTATGGTAGGTGATGATGACTACCCTATTCTATACAGCGTGTTTAAGGACACAGTTAGAAAAAATGTGCCGTTAACTCCAGAAAAAGCATACCAAATAGCATATAATAAAAAGAAACCGTGGCCTACAGGCAGTGCTGAAGAGCAACTAATTCGTAGTGATTTCCAATTAAGTGATTTGTATGATAGGTATGTGTTGAATCAGACCGATATGAGAGCAAATGAATTTATAAGCGAAGACGAAGGATTAAGCTATCAAGGTAATTGTACCGATGATGATGTTATTGAATATATTTTCGGTGATGCCACCACGTTTGCGCAGTTGGTTGACGAATACGGCGATGAGTTTGTGTTAGACGATTTAGTAGTAAAGTATAATCCAGAAGAAGATATACACTACTTCTATTATAAGAATTAAAGAACACCTACCTTAGGCCCATACTCGTTATGGTGTTTGGTGTGGCCGGCTGCTGGCCTGGAGGGATGCCAAAAGTGAGCATAGGATCATTATGAGAGCACGTGAATTCATCATTGAAAGTTTTAATCAACCTTATCCTTTACGATGGGAGCAAGGTGAGCACGGTGATTACGATGCGCTGGCTAGATTAGATGGTGGTACTAATCTTAGTATAATGTTTAACAACGAAGGCGACGGTGAGTGGCAAGTCGAGTTTTACAGAAACAATAGCCAATCAGTAACCGGCGAAGGTGATGCTTATCGTATATTCGCTACGGTGCTGTCTGCTATACAACAATTCATCAAAAAAGAACAGCCATGGCGGATAATGTTTACAGCAAGCAAAGATGGTGATCCTAATCAAAGTAGCGAAAGTAGAGCAAAACTATATAATAGTTTAGTTGCTCGTTATGCTAGAGCATGGGGGTATGATGAATACTCTGAGGATCACGGTGACCTAGTTACTTACGAATTAACTAAACTAGGATCTTAATATATTATGTTAGCCATAGAACTATTTGAAAATTCTCCAGATACTCCGCAGGGCAGTCGCACTGAAGATCTCAACCTTGGCAAACTATGGCTACTAACTACGCTCAATCGTTTAGACCTAACAGAGTTTGATAATGTTTACGTATTAGGCTCATGGTATGGCAGTATGGGTCCATATCTGTTATATAAAAAAATTAAGTTTGATACAGCTTATCTAATAGATATAGATCCTAAGAACACAGAATGGACACAACGTTTTAATCGTCAGTTAGGCATAGAAGATAAGATCGTAGCAGTAACACAAGATTGCTTAGACACACAGTTTGTAGGCGATCGTATATTAGTCATTAATACCAGCACTAACGATATCAGATTTAATCAATGGTTAGACAATGTGCCCAAAGGCAGTGTTGTGGCCATACAAGGTCGTGATGGTCAACCTGACAATCCAGATAATCTACACCAAACCCTTGATAGCTTTAATCGTGCGTATCCCTTAGCTGAAGAATTAGTATTAGATACTATTCAACTTGAAGGTGCAGATGGACAAACCTACAAACGATTTATGAAAATAGGTTTACGATAAATACTTAATATGCGATATAGTCAAATAAAACAAGCCCTAAAAGAAGCAGAGATCATTGATGAAGTATCGATGAGTCCATCCAGCCTAGAAGCGTTCGCTAACAGTCCAGAAGCTGATGGTATGCTTATGGGTATTGAATTTGAAATGTGTGTACCCAATACCAGCACAGGTGATGATGAACCCGACTGGGAATACGATTACGAATACAACGAAAGCGCCTATGACATTGACGATATTGTTAACTTCTTCCGTAACGGTGATTTCAGTAATATGGGTCGCAGTGATGCAGATCGTGCTCGAAGTGAGATGTTTGATGAATACTTAGAATGGAGTTATGAAGCTGCTAATCGTTATATAGATGATAATGTAGATGATTTAGATAAGTCAATTCGTGAACGTTTAGAAGATGAAGTTAGTCGTGATGATGCATCCGAAGAAGCACATCAACGCTGGAAAGAAGCAAACCCAGACAAAGATGCTACTAGTGAAGAAGCTAATGCAGAGATTCGCGATCTAACATTACAAATGATCGAAGATCGAGTAGACGAGTTGATGGGAGATACTAATAGTAATGAGTATCAATCTGCCTACGATGAAGCACGCCAGGAGATGGAAGATGATTTCCGTAACGGTGGTGATGGCGATCAAGCAGCATGGTTAAGCGACATTGGCATTGGTGACATGCAGGACGCCGAACGTCATTGGGGATTTGATTGGCCACACATGTATGATGCCAACGAAGGCAACGGCGGTGGCGACGCAGACGTAGATCAAGTAGCTGATGACTTTTATGGTGCTACCGGATATGAAGCACGCGGTTTTGGTAATTACCACAGTGGTAGTCGTAGTCAACAACAACAAGAAGGTTACTTTATCATTGAGCCAGATGGTTCAATTGATGCTGACCAAGGTGACGCTGGTCTAGAGTTTATCAGTCCGGCAATGCCGCTTAAAGATGGCCTGGTGATGTTGAAGAAAGTTAAACAATGGGCCAAACTTGCAGGTTGTTATACTAACAAATCAACGGGCCTACACATGAACATCAGTGTGCCTAACATGACCACTGATAATCTAGACTATGTTAAACTAGCATTATTCCTAGGTGACGAATACGTACTTCAAGAGTTTGGTCGTGCTTATAACACTTATGCTAAAAGTGCTATGAAGATTGTTAGAGAAAAGATTCAACAGAATCCAGAAAATGCCACGGCATTGTTAGCTAAGATGAAAGAACATCTTGGAGCGGCAGCTAGTAAACTAGTACACAGTGGAGTTACACAAAAGTATACAAGTATCAATACCAAAGGCAACTACGTAGAATTCCGTGGTCCGGGAGGCGATTATCTAAACGAAGACATACCTAAACTTGTTAATACTGCTCTACGCCTAGCACAAAGCCTACGCATTGCCACGGACGAGTCAGCATACAAACAAGAGTATGCTAAGAAACTATACAAACTAATTAGCCCAGAAGGCGAGTGGACTGACCCTAACAATAGTGTTGCATTATTCAGTCGCTATGCACTAGGGCAAATTAACAAAACAGAACTAGTTAACAATGTTCGTCAAGCACAGGTAGCTCGTAAAGAGAAGAAAGGTGATGAACAACAATACTGGGTTAGGAATAAAGATGGCAGTGGCGGCAAACAAATGGTGTTTGCTACAAGCAGTACCGAAGCCATTATCAAAGGTGGCAAGCAAATGGGTATGAACCGCGAACAAAGTATCAGCCAACTTAAAGCTGAATTGTTTGTGGATACTAACAAAGAAAATACACCACCAGCATCAGTGCCAATTAGTTGGATTGATTGGCTAGCAGACACATTACCTAGTGTTACTGTAGATACAGCAAACTCTGTTAGACAACGAATAATAAATGGTGGTGATAATTTAGATGCAGATGCTAGTGGTTGGATAGTTAAACAGATTGACCGTGAACTACGCAGTAGAATGGATCAAGGTGTAGTTGACGGCAATGAAACCCGCTGGAAGGTTAAAACTTCTACTCGTGCTTATCGTAATTGGGATCCAATATATGTTGATGCGGATAGTCCACGTCAGGCTAAACTTAAAGCTATAGATATTTTTAGTAGAGAACACGGTATTACTGTTACTGTTGATGATTTAGATGCTATTGCTACTACACAGGACGCTGGCCGTCCAGAAGTAACTTGGAATATTATAAACGGTCTAGGTGAACCCGCTGGCACTGTAAACGCAAGAACCAGTGACGAAGCATTACATGTATACGGTAGCGTTAATAATGTTGATACCAGATACTATAGAGCAACTCCGGCAGAACAACCAACAACCAGCAGAGAAGTGTTTGACAGTTTAGCTAATGAATGGCAAGAGTGGCTACAGGATATCCGTAACAAAACAGACGGCAATCTACAGCGTATACTTGATAATATGGTCCACGGTGTTAATGCCCACTTTACTAATTTAGAGCCGGGCCAAATAGACTTTATTGTTAATACTGTTAATCAAGAAATACGCCGCCGTAGCGGTAATAACGAATTAGCTGCCAACGCAGGTGGTGCTGAAAACGCAGTGCGTGATAGTTTACCTCAAGCACATCGTGATTGGTTAGACAATGTAGCAGATAAGAGTGACATGGATCTAATCAACGTGTTACGTAATGTCAGCACAACCGCAGTATTAAATGATCAACAGACTGCTTACTTTAGAGTTATTATTAAACGTGAACTACGTCGTCGTGGTATCAGCGACAGTGAGCGCGATGCTAGCGAACACGGCGCAACTCCAGTACAACAAGAATTACCATTGGAACCAACTGTAGCACAGACTACTGCTACAGATTTTGAAGTAGTTAAAGCTGATGGTAGTGTAGTGTCAAGAATACAAGGTGCTGATATGGTTTATGCTCATCGTAAGGCACGCGAGTTAGAACAAGACCTAGGACTAGAAAGTGGTGCTTTAACAGTTAGAGCATTACCAACACAAGCAAACGAATCTATAAATACTATACGTAGACTAGCAGGATTGGCGTAATGAATTTATATGAAATGTTTGAACAAGGGCCACCTAAGCCAACGCTGATAGATGCATTGCGTGATTTTTTGCCCATCGCAGTTCAACATTTAAACTTAGATCACATTCCTAAAATTAAGTTAGTTAAATCACTAGATGATACAACATTTGGTCGTTATGTCAATGATGAGCAAGTAATTTATGTAGTTGTTGATAATCGAAATCCTGTAGATGTACTGCGCACTCTGGCACACGAAATGGTGCACTATGCGCAGGGCCAAGATGATCAACTTGATAGCACTTCTGGCGAAACAGGCAGTCCAATTGAGAACGAAGCCAATGCAGAAGCTGGTGTTATTATGCGTTTGTTTAATCAAAAACATCCTAGCTATATGCAGGCCGATCCAATAGCATTACCTGAAGCATGGAGTGCAAAATACAAAAAGAGTATTAATTGTAGCAATCCTAAAGGTTTTAGTCAAAAGGCTCACTGTGCAGGTCGTAAGAAAACTGATGAGAACTTTGCGGATGGTAAGAAGCCAGGACGTAAAGGCTTAGCCAAACGTAGCGGAGTAGATTGTGGTCAAAGTATAAGTAAATTAAGAAGTGTAGCAAAAAATAGTAGCGGCGAAAAGCAACGCATGGCACACTGGTGTGCTAACATGAAATCGGGGAAAAACAAATGAAGTCAAATGAATTTTTATCAGAAGAACAACAACGCTTAGACGCTAAGTGTTGGAAAGGTTATCGCAAACAAGGCACTAAAATGAAAGGTGATGTTCGCGTTAATAACTGTGTTAAAGTCAGCGAAGAATTTAATGCTGAGTACGATGATGAAGCTGGTATGGCAGAAAGCAATCTACACACATTAAAACGTGCTGTTGATGGCTTAATAGATACTATTGATGAAAATGAAAACTTACCTGAATGGGCTCAGGAAAAAATTGCTAGAGCACAGGGTATGTTGGTCAGCGTTTGGGATTATCTAATCAGCCAGGAAGAACAAGGCATTGATCCACGCATAGAAGAAACATATCACGGTGATGAGTTTTTTGAAGCTTATGGCGAAATGTGGTACAACGAAGATGAACAACTAGACGAAGCTGAATATCACGGACGTAAAGTGCCATTGGGCAAACCAATGCAAGGTGATGTTAAGAAGTTTAAAGTCTACGTTAAAGATCCTAGCACAGGTAACGTCAAAAAAGTAAACTTTGGTGATCCTAATATGCGTATTAAGAAATCAAATCCAGCACGCCGTAAATCATTCAGAGCACGTCACAACTGTGCCAACCCAGGGCCGCGCACTAAAGCACGCTACTGGTCATGCCGTAAATGGTAGTATGAGAGAATTAATTACTCTGATAGAAGCAGTGAGTCGTGGTTGTCCTGTGGCAACTGCGGACATCAATGTCAATTTAAAAAATAGACAACACGCCATTGACGAGTATCATTACGGTCCTGCTAATCCTAACAAGCCAGAAAACTACTGGAAGGAATCCGCTAAGGTATTCAACGTTAAAGAAGCCACTGCCAAGACTATGTTATGTGGTAACTGTGCAGCTTTTGATGTTAGTGACAGCATGCGCGATTGTATTGCCAAAGGTATACAAGGCGACGAAAAACACATAGATGCTAATGCCACTATTAATCTAAGCGACCTAGGCTACTGTAACTTCCTGCACTTTAAATGTGCCGGCGAACGTAGTTGTTCTGCTTGGGTTACTGGCGGACCTATCACAGAAAAAGACAAGGGCAACAAGGCAAACTAATATGAGAGATTTAATTACCTTAGTAGAAAGTAAAAGCAAAGTTGACTTAGAGCTCAACAAGTTACCTTACGATCGCGACGATCTTGAGCCTGTGATGAGTAAAGCTACTATAGATTACCATTATGCTACCTTAGCTAAAGGTTATGTCACACGTTACAACGCGGGTGAAGGTAACGCTGAGTTTAACGAAGCAGGAGCCTATCTGCATAACATATTTTTCCCACAATTGATGCCTCCCAAAGGTGTTAACAATCCTACAGGCAGTGTTAAAACTCTAATAGAAAAGAAATACGGTAGTTACAAACAGTTTCAAGAAGAAATTAAAACAACTGCTATGTCAATACAGGGCAGTGGATGGGTTTATATGAGCCGATCAGGCGACATAAAAACTATCAAAAATCATCAAGTGCGCAAAGATATTGCGCTATTGATAGATTGGTGGGAACACGCATGGGCCTTAGACTATCAAGCAGACAAGACCGAGTATTTAAAAAACATTTGGCGCATTATTAACTGGGATGTCGTTAATCAAAGACTATGACCAACTGGGAAACTTACGTTAAAGAATCCTACGAGCTTATCAAAGAAGCAGAAACATCACTTTCCATCACATTAACACACAATGTCGAAGCCTACGTTGTACACTTATTCGCACATTTCTTAGATAAACCGCAGGTCAATACAGAACCCGTAGGTATTAAACTAATGGCCAGTGCCAACTTACCAGTAGCTCAACGCAAAGTATTACTTAAAGACGTAGGCGATGAATGCTTACTAATTAACGCAATGGAATGGAACAAACGTCGCTGGCCCACTGATACTTACTATGCTGAAATGGGACAATCTGCTTACGTTACACGTGCGGTTGTTGTAAAACCTGTAGAAGATATCTACGATGATTTAGCTTTAGAATTCACAACAGTTACCAAAGTTCTACGCAAGTGTAGAATATCTTAACCATAACGCTTGACTCAGATAAGTAATTCATATATAATATATTTTTAACTAAAGGAATGACATCATGGCATTAATGTTTTCAGCCGAACAAAAGGCAAAACTTATTCAAATCGTTAACGAAGGCGTACAAGTACTACAAGAAGTAGAAGATTTAAGTGCAGGCCTTAGCGATACTATTAAAGCAGTAGCAGAAGAGTTAGAAATTAAGCCAGGTCTGCTTAAGAAAGCAATTAAGATTGCACAAAAATCTAAATTCGGCGAAACTAACCAAGACCACGAAACTGTTACTGATATTTTGGAAACTGTCGGTCGTACACTTTGATCGATTGGCACAAGACTGCGGATTTTATTCGTCACGATTGGCATAGCCATCCAGTACGATTAATATTAGAAACAGTCAATTGGGCATTGAATTTTGTAATAGCCATGCTGTTTACATTGACAGTGCCCGATGTGCCGTTATTGATAATCTATCCGTTGTTTTTTACTGCATTAATTATCAGTATGTATTCAGCGGCAAGTAGAGGCAGTTTTGGTCTATTAATGACCAGCGTAACTATATTTTTAATCGATTTAGTAGGCTATTACCGGCTATTAATGTTACAATAAAAGAGTCGTACACTTTACGTACAAGCACAAGGTTAACCGGCCACAAGCGGTAGGAGAGTAAATGAGTTATGTTGACGCACTGTTTGACAGAGCAAAAGATCGCATCTATGTAGTAGAAAGAAAAGAAGGCATGCGTGAGTATGTCGAGTATCCAGCAAATTATGTCATGTACATGGACGATCCTAAAGGCAAGTATCGTACTGTATACGACACTCCAGTAAGTCGATTTAGCACTCGTATAGGTAAAGAATTTCATAAAGAGACACGTATTCAATCAGGCAAGCGGATATGGGAAAGTGATATTAATCCTGTGTTCCGTTGTTTATCAGATAACTATCTTGGTGTCGATTCTCCCAAACTACAAACTGCGTTTTGGGATATTGAAACAGACTTTGACCCAGCACGTGGGTATGCTCCTACCAGCGATCCATTTAATCCTATTACAGCTATATCAGTTTACTTAGATTGGCTAGACAAGTTAGTTACCTTAGTTATTCCTCCTAAGAGCTATAGTTGGGAAACAGCACAAGAAATTTGCGACCAATATGAAAACTGTTTTATGTTTGAACGTGAAGCAGACATGTTGGATACATTCCTTAATCTAATCGATGATGCAGATGTCTTAAGTGGCTGGAACAGTGAAGGCTATGATATTCCATATACTATCGGGCGTGTTACACGTGTCTTAAGCAAAGATGACACTAGACGCTTTTGTCTATGGGGTCAGTACCCAAAACAGCGTGAATTTGAACGTTTTGGTGCCGCAAACATCACTTTTGACTTGATTGGCAGGGTGCATTTAGACTACATGCAGTTATACCGCAAATATACCTATGAAGAACGACATAGTTATAGTTTAGATGCTATCGGTGAATATGAACTAGATGAGCGCAAGGTTGCTTATGAAGGTACATTAGATCAACTGTATAACAAAGACTTTCCTAAGTTTATTGACTATAACCGTCAGGATACTATGTTGCTGGGTAAACTAGATAAGAAACTACGCTTCTTAGACCTAGCCAACGAACTAGCACATGACAACACAGTGTTGCTACAAACAACTATGGGTGCTGTAGCAGTTACTGAACAGGCTATTATTAACGAAGCACATCAACAAGGCTTAATTGTTCCTAATCGTAAAAACAGAGACGATATGGGAGATACACAGGCAGCAGGTGCTTATGTGGCAACTCCAAAAGCAGGCATGCATGATTGGATTGGGTCAGTTGATATTAACTCGCTGTATCCTAGTGCAATTCGTGCGTTGAACATGGGACCGGAATCAATCATAGGGCAACTACGTCCAATCATGACAGACCATTATATTCAAGAGAAGATGGCTAATAAGTCAAGTTTCGCTGATGCGTGGGAGGGATTGTTTGCTACCTTAGAGTATACTGCGGTTATGGAAAGTAAACCCGGAGTTGAGCTCACAATCGATTGGGAAACTTCTGGTGAAAGTACTGTACACAGTGCGGCAGAAGTATGGACCTTAATCTTTGACAGTAATCAACCATGGATACTCAGTGCCAATGGTACTATCTTTAGTTTTGAGAAAGAAGCAGTTGTTCCAGGCTTGCTTAAACGATGGTATGCTGAACGTAAAGAACTACAGGCTAAGATGCGTTCATGTACCGATCCAGAAGAGATTGCGTTCTGGGATAAACGTCAATTAGTTAAAAAGATTAACTTGAACAGTTTGTATGGTGCGCTATTGAACCCGGGCTGTCGTTTCTTTGATAAACGTATCGGGCAGTCAACTACACTTACTGGTCGTACTATTGCCAAACACATGGATGCATTTATTAATGAATGTATCACGGGTGTGTATGATCATACAGGCGATGCTATTATCTACGGTGATACTGACTCTTGTTATTTTAGTGCATGGCCAATGATTAAAGATGAAGTAGCCGCAGGTAATATGGAATGGAATCCTAGCATTGCAATTCAATTATATGATGATATATCGGATCGGGTCAACGAGAGTTTCCCTGCAATGATGGAACGTGCGTTTCATGTGCCACGTAGTATGGGCAGTGTAATTAAAGGTGGTCGTGAGGTTGTAGCAAGTAAAGGTTTGTTTATTAAGAAGAAACGCTATGCTGTACTAATCACAGACTTAGATGGCAAGCGTATGGATGTAAATGGTAAGCCGGGTAAAGTTAAAGCTATGGGCCTTGACTTAAAACGTTCGGATACGCCTAAGGTTGTACAAGACTTCTTAAGTGATATTTTACTAGCAACACTTACTGGTGTAGATAAGACTGCTATTATTGATATGGTGCGTGAGTTTAAACTTGCGTTTCAGGATAGGCCTGCTTGGGAGAAAGGTACACCTAAACGTGTAAACAACTTGACTAAGTTTACCAAAGCAGAAGAACGTGAAGGTCGCGCTAATATGCCAGGTCATGTACGTGCGGCAATGAACTGGAATAATCTAAAACGTATGCACGGTGATAACTATTCAATTAGTATTGTTGATGGTATGAAGACTATTGTGTGTAAACTTAAAGATAATCCAATTGGGTTTACTAGTGTAGGCTATCCAACAGATGGCACTCATATCCCACAATGGTTTAAAGACTTGCCATTTGATAATGACCTAATGGAATCAACAATTGTTGATCAAAAAGTAGAAAACTTGCTAGGTGTGCTTAAATGGAATATTACAGAAAGCACAGACATTAAAACTACATTTGATGCATTGTTTAGTTTTGATTAATGAATGATCTACAGAAAAAATTAGATGAACTAATCGCCCTTCGCGATACGTTAGTTCACTTGACTAATAATTTTGAAGTATCTAATATAAAAACTATTAGTGGCACGTCTGACTATGTTGGCAAGGTGCAGGTTATCGCTAAACAACATCAAAATCATTGTCTAAAAACTAAGACAAATTTTAAAAATGCAGCTAAAGATATACAAATTAAATATAAAGAAAGTCAACGTCTGGCTAAAGAAAGTCAACGACTGATTAACGAAAGTCGTCGAATAACTAAAGAAAGTGTTACTAACTTTAAGAATGAAAATAAAACAAATACAGAACAAAGTATTAATTTAATAAAAACAATAATTGATAAAATTGAAACAGATATCAATGCTAGCTCTATAGAATTAACTAAATTAATTACCTTAGATAAAATTTATAAGTTGTGTGATTCTTTAGAATATTTAGAAACATTTTTAAAAACATATTTACCTAAGGGCTGTGGTGATACCAACGACAACATATTAGACATAATATTAACAAATATTAGGGCGCAGTGTGATTGGCATTATCCTGCATTGCAAATCAATCCCGTATCAAAAAATTGGATCGATTGTATGGTAGCATCAGATCCACTATATCTCATAAATCATGTAGATAAGGTTTATATAAGTGATGTTTCAGTTGCAACTATAATTATTGATTATCCTAAAGAATATCAACGCCGACTACGTATATATGATATACAAGCTGAAGATTATTCTGCATTACCACAAGAACAATTTGGGATTATTTCTTGTTGTAACTTTTTAAATTTTTTCGATGTTAATATTATTAACAATTATCTCACTACATTTATTAAATTATTGAGACCTGGCGGCAAATTAATATGCACAGTAAGAACTACCCATCCGTGTTCTGATACATTAATTGAACAAGAATATTTCAAATACACGTCTACCACAGTTCTACAAAAATTATTTGAATATCATGGTTACGAAATTAGTTCAATTGTTGATTTAATTTCACCTGATATTAATTGGGAATGTAATTTTTTAATAAACGCCCAAAAACCCGGAGTACTTGCTACATCAAAAGCGCATCAGGTATTAGGTGCAATTGTTGAAAAATAATTTTACCATATCTGTTGCATTTTCTAAATACATCATATACAATACATTATAACACTTTATTAGGAGAACTACATGCGTGATCATTTATTAGACATTGTTAAAAATACTTATGGGCTAGGTATTATTGACCTAGTTAAGGTAACAGGCACAGATACAGAAACAAGTATCGAAGCAATTGCTGAAGATCGTTCAGTTATTGTACAGGCAAAAGTAAACAATCCAGTGCCAGAATTTGTTGGTACATTTGGTATGCCAAACTTGGGCAAACTAAACACTATCCTTAACATTCCAGAATACAAAGACGATGCTAAGATTTCATTAACTAGACAAGATCGCAATGGTGAGTCAGTTCCGGTAGGCTTGCATTTTGAAAACAAAGCAGGCGACTTTAAAAACGACTATCGTTTTATGAGTTCAGAAATTGTTAACGATAAACTTAAAACAGTCAAGTTCAAAGGTGTTAGATGGAATGTTGAATTCCAACCAACTGTTGCTAACATTTTACGTTTGAAATTCCAAGCAAGTGCTAACAGTGACGAAACTACGTTTACTGCTAAAACAGAAGGCACAGACTTAAAATTGTTCTTTGGTGATCACAGTAGCCATGCAGGTAACTTTGTATTCCAAAGTGATATTGCTGGTACGTTAACCAAAGGTTGGTCATGGCCAGTTGCGGCAGTTATTAGTATTCTTAACTTGCCAGGTGACAAAACATTCCGTATTAGTGATGAAGGCGCGGCACAGATTACTGTTGATAGCGGTATGGCAACTTACAACTACATCTTACCGGCACAAAGCAAATAATGATTAACAACCTGACAGTGTCTAGTCCGTTCTTGACTTCTAGCTCATACAGTGCTCCGTACGTTGGCAACAACGGACAGAGTGCTGGTAATGTGCGTTACAATACCATGACGCAACAGATGGAAGTGTTTGATGGTGGCAGTTGGATTAACATAAGTCAGAATGTTAGTGTTGGAATGAGTTACGAAGCTGACGAAGTTCTGCGATGGGCAGGACTTAAGATGCGTGAAGAAGATGAGCTTAAGGCTAAGATGGCAAAATACCCCACACTCAAATCAGCTTACGAACAGTTTAAGATGATAGAAGCGTTGGTCTACGAGGAAGAAAAAAGTGGCACATGAAATAGATAATTTAACCAGTAAACAAAAAGACTATGCTGTCTTTTTACCTGCACTGTCAGGCTTTTATGCTACCTATGTAGGCAAGCAACGTTATCCAGATGCTAACGGTAATACCTATGTTGAAAGTACTCGTATACCTGCAAACTTTGAAAATGGTATTGAAGGACTTAATTGGCTTAACCCAGACGCGGCATATTTTCCCTATCATTGGAGTTTATACTCAGCAGGTCACGCAGAGTTAGATGTAAACAAACACAGTCCTAAAGAAGATATGGTGCGTAATAGAGATCGTACACGTAGCTTTATCCTTGGTGACTCTGGAGGTTTCCAGATCGGTAAGGGGGTTTGGGAAGGTGATTGGAAGAATCCTAACTGTCCTAAAGCACAGAAGAAACGTGAGTTAGTTCTTACTTGGATGGACGCATACATGGATTATGGTATGTGTTTAGATATTCCAGCTTGGGTAGCTCGTAGTCCGGCAGGTCGTAAGGCTACAGGTATTAACACCTATGATGAAGCCGTAGAAGGTACGTATATCAATAATGATTGGTTTATTAACAATCGTACAGGTGCTTGTAAGTTCTTAAATGTTCTACAGGGTGAGAATCATGCAGACGCAGACGATTGGTATGATCGTATGAAGAAGTACTGCGATCCTAAACAATATCCAGGCAAGCATTTTAATGGTTGGGCTATGGGTGGACAGAACATGTGTGATGTACACTTAGTTCTAAAACGTCTAGTAGCTATGCGCTATGATGGGTTACTAGTAGAAGGCATTCATGATTGGATGCACTTCTTGGGTACAAGTAAGCTAGAGTGGGCATGCTTGTTAACTGATATTCAACGTGCTGTTAGAAAATATGTCAACCCTGCATTTACTATATCATTTGACTGCGCAAGTCCATTCTTAGCATCAGCTAACGGTCAGATCTACATTCAAACTGAAATTGAAGACCGTAAGAAATGGGTATATCGTATGGTTCCAAGTGTAGACAATAAAAAGTACGCACTTGATACACGTAAGTTTAGTGATGCTGTACTACAAGACGGAATCTTTAAGAACTTTACAGATAGCCCGATTAGTTCACGTATACAAATCAATGATGTTTGTGTTTATCACGATGGTGTACGCAAAACTGCTGCAGAATTAAACGGTGAACCATTTGATGTAACTAATCAAAATCATTACACTACTCCACCTGCACTTAATAAGATTAACAAAGTTGGTAAAACTTCATGGGATAGCTTTGCTTATGCTATCCAGATGGGGCATAACGTGTGGAGTCATTTAAATAGTGTACAAGAAGCCAACCGTCAGTATGATCAAGGTGTAATACCAAAAATGCTTGTACAAGAGTCTTTTGATCGTGTATACTTTAAAGATGTAGTAGATAGTATTTTTGCTGCAGGTACACGTGCAGAAGCAGAGCAGATCATCGAAGATCACAGTAAGTTTTGGATGCAGATTATTGGCACTCGTGGTGCCACTGGTAAGAAAACTGTTAATGCTAGCACTATGTTTAATGACTTGTTTGAAACTGAAGAAGTTGAAGAACATCATATAGATGACAGCGGATTAGACGAAGGTAACTTAGATAACTTAGAAGCAGGATTGGAGGACTAGTATGGACGCAGACAATTTACCTCATCATATTGCACAGTTAGAAGAAAAACACCGTGTAATCAAACAACAAATTGCTGAAGGATATACTCATTATTTAGATGATGCACATCTAGGCAAAATGAAGTTAGAAAAATTAATAATCAAACGTCAAATCGTAGAAGCAAAAACAAAACTTAAGGCACAACAATGAAACGTGATTATACATCCGGCACAGCAGAAGCAATTACATTTTTTGTAGGTGACGAAATTGAGCGTACACCTGCATACGGAATGAAGACATTATTTGTAGTAGGTGTCCACGAACCTCATAGTATATTAGAGTTAGCTGGTGAGCACTATTGCACACACATCTACTTTGGTGCCAATCAAAGTTTTAAACCTAATGGAACTAATGATGTTGAAACATGGCGTCCGTGGGAAGATATGATCTATGTATGTTTAGAAGCAGGATATTGGTGTACTTTAGATTTTGATGTACGCGATGTAGAGGGACTACTTGAAAGTGGGCTTACAGAGAAACGTAGATTTATTCCACAGATTTCGGTAAAATTGCCCTATTTACAACAGCTAGGATATAATGCTACAATTAAGTTAGACGATGTAGACTTTGCGGCTACAAACCCAGGTGTATGGTGTCATAAACTTAGTACCCTATTAGATGAAACAAAGTTTACTAATTGGGATCAATATGGTAAAGATGAGATTATTAAATGATACAAGCAGAACGTGAAAAAATAGATAGAATTATTAATTCAGCACAAAAAAAGATCTGGGTAACGTTTACTAAAGAAGGTATTCACTGTTATCCAGATGCCGCTAACAATCCACAACTTGCCACTGGAGATGAATACGATGTTTCGTTTCTTGCTAGTCCTCATCGTCATATTTTTCATTTTAGGGTCGCCATTGATGTGTTCCATGATGATAGAGAAATCGAATTTATCCAATTTAAACGATGGTTGGTAAACTTATACATAAGTAATATTTTACAGTTAAATTATAAGAGTTGTGAAATGATATCAGATGATTTGTATATGCAAATCGCTACAAAGTATCCCAATCGCGATGTTTGGATAGAAGTATCCGAAGATGGCGAGAATGGATGTTCCGTTGAGTACAATTGTACTCGTCCCTTGCAGTCTGTCACTATTTAAGGAGAATTTTCCGTGGCAAATCCAGTTTGGCTTAAAAAGTATCTTACTATGAAGCCTGAAGTAAGACAAATCTACAACGATTTAGATGCATGGTGCAACTACTGTC